TATTGTTTGTTTCATCACAAACTACTGCGAAATCGTAAAGAGCTCTTTGACCAACTAGTTCTAGTAGAAGTGATTCTACTGCTTGTTTGATCTCGTCTCTTGTAATTTTATCATTTGGTTCAAAGATATACGGACGAGCCAGTTTATTAAGTTGACTACGTAGGTATACTACCAAACGTGCTACGTTGATTCTGTCTAGTGCGGAAGCATTTCTTCCTCTAGTCTTCTGACCGTAGTTAACTAAACCAACACCATTAAAGAATGTAATCGGATTAATCTTTAGATCATACAACGTATCTCTTTGTCCTTCATTAAGCGCAACTGTTTGGAATTCGCCTGTGTCAGCGTCGATATAACCAACTGCTGTAGCATTTGAAATTCCACCACGTCTTGTGCCTGCCGGAGCGAACCATGGGAACGATACCTGATCGCTAAGTGCAATAGTTCTCATCATCATGTGTGATGCTGGAACAACTGCATTCGATCCTCCTAGATCTGTTGTAAATCCATTTGGATAAAAACATCCTAGGTATTCGTCATAAGTTACCAATCCATCGTCACCGTTATCAGTAACTAAGTTTGCATTGGATCCCCAATTTGTTAGTGTTGTTGCATCTGCTGCTAGTCTAAGTGGTGTATCACCAATTACAAAAGCAGTTAAACCTCTGTCAATGTTAAGACCAACTAAGTTGCTCATTACTTCTGGATAACCAGGAGCAGCAATTATATTAAAGTTACGTCTTTCTTCATCTCTAATTTGATCGCTTGTATCAATTGCAGATTTCAATGCTGAAACAACAACCATTCTCTGTGCTTTTCTACCAAATGAGCCTGAACCATCTTCTTGGTTTCCTGATTGTGTTACCCATCTATCAGTAGCATAAGCAGCCATAGACTCTTCTGAAACAACAGCATTACCTAATGGTGAATTTGTGCTGTCAAATCTTACGTTGTCTGCTGTAGTATCAATGTAGTTGTTAGCATAACGCTTAACATTACCACCGCTTCTACGTAGGTTCCATAGCAGCATACCCTGTGGATATAGTGCTGGATCTGGAGCATCTGGATCTAAGTAGTTGCTTGATAGCAAGTCCTTGATAGTTGCTGCTGTGTTACCAGTAGCACCAGATGAACCATAACGTGCATCAGCAAATAACACACCATCTTCTGTAGTTTGGTCTGTCTTGTCTAATTAAACCCATTCCTGACCTGAAGATTGTGCTGAATCCCATCTGTAAATTGTTGGGAAGTTTTCAAGATCTGCTGTTGAAATCCAAAGATCGTTATCAACAAGAGCAGTTCCATCACTTTGTGTTTCTGGAGCACTTGCTGCAACCTGTGGACCATTTGGATCTGTTGTTGCAAATTGATTTACATAACCAACCCAGTTATTTCCGTTATGGACCATGATATCTACATCTGAAAACTCTGGGTTATACCAAAGTTGTCCATCTTCTGGTTCTGCCTGTGGAGCACTTGCACTTGCTTCGAAGTCGTTTGCTGCCAATGGCTTCCAGTTTGATACCAAGTATTTTGATTGTCCTGAACTGTCTTCAGCGCCTGCTGGTAAGTTATAGAAGTTTGCTGTTCCTTCACCAGTATCAATATTATATGGTGTAAATAGGCTTGCAATAGCATCTAAACCAACGTCAACTAGTCTTATGTCTCCACCTAATTTATGTGTAAGTGTAATTTCGTTGTCGTCTGTAACACCTGCTTCAACATTTGTAAGTCCTGCTGCGTTTACCGCTGCTGCAAACAATGTAGCATCTGCTGATGTTCCGCCTGCTGTAAATTGGATTCTTACCGCTGAATCCAAACCTGCTTGATTCTTGATTGATTCTTCAATATCAAAGTTATGAACGCCTGCTGTAAATGTTGTTCCATCTACTTCGCCTGAAGTGATAGTAGTTGCTCCAGCGATTGCTCTGCGCCATACTCTAAATGTTGCAGTTGCTGGTAAACTATCATATAGGCTGTGTTCATTACTGTTTGACTGAACCATTAAACTATCTGCTGCAATGTTTAGTCCGCCGCCTGATCTATCTAGATAGTAAAGTGAAGCATTTGTGCTTGCATAAATTGGTGCATCGTATGATACCCAACTTGTAGTTGCTGCATCCCACTTGCTTGCTCTCCATCTAGCACCACTGTTAGGTTCTGTAGTCTTAATCCAAACAGAACCAGTTGGTCTAGCATCAGCATCTGTTCCTGGAGTTCCCTTCCATTGTGGAACTGATGTGTGTGGCATTTGGCTTAGTTCAGGACCTTTATAAGTCGCTGCACTAATACCTAATTCATCTAGATCAGCAGTTCCTGCAACAACAGTAATTGTGTTAGCATTAGAGTTGCTAGTTCCGTCTGTATAAATTCTTACAGTTTCACTAACATTTCTAGCAGTTACGCCTGTAATGCTTAAACCATTAATTGTTGAAACAATATCATCTACAGTATCACTGGCACCGATTGTTACTGTCGATCCGTTAATGGTAAAGTTACCTGCTGCTGCTGTAATCTTAGAAGCAGTTAGTGTAGCGGAAACAATTGTAGGTGTGCTTGCTCTCCATTCTAGAGAACCTACTAAAACCCACTGTCCTGCGCTTACGCCTGCCTGTGTATTACCTGAAGATTTATACCAAATTCTTGCTGGTTCTTTTGCTGCATTGAATGTGGAAGATGTTCCCACTGTTTCAAATACAACAGCATAGTCACCAATTGAACCATATGATTCTTTTGGTTTGCGTCCATAGTTTGAATCAGTATCATTTTCGATTTTTAAAACTTCATCGTCTGTTAATACTGTCGGAACCTTAACACTAAACTTTTGTCCGCCTGCGCTAATTGCTGCGCTGTTCCACTCCTGGATACCCCATGCTGTAGAACCTGTGTTAATCCACCAAGTTCCATCTGCCGGATTCGCTCCCGGAGTTGTTGAATCTCCTTCTAGTTCTCCTAGGTCAACATCTGCTCTTACAACAAAAGCAGCGTTTGATACGCCTAGTAAACTGTATGCTGCTAATAGACCATATTCATTTAATTCTGAACCATGAATAGGTGTATTGCTCGCTGTCTTTTCGAAGTTAGGGACTCCAAAAAGATCTACTAATTCTTTCTGTGATGTCACTTTAAACGCATTGCCTGCGTTCGCCGCTGTTGTTGCAGAAGCAACTCCAGTGCCTGCGGCATTTGTTTTATCTTGCGCTGTTGCTACAACAATAAGAGGAGTTGTTCCTGGTTCCGCAGGAGTGTAAAAACTCTCATCTATTACCGTAACTTCTACGCCTGGTGATTGTAGTGCCATTCGTTTATCTCCTGGTAATGTATAATTCTATCAATCCATTACGTAATGCATTGCTATGTTATTATTTAGTTGATTTGAGCAAAAATGGCGTGTTATGCCTTGAATTATAAAGGGATAGAAAAGGTGTAAATACAAGCATGAGACCGTTGTGTAAATGCGGTTTAAGACCGCGAGCAGTTAATTATAAGAAGAATGGCAAGACCTATTACAGGAGCCTATGTGAAGCCTGCTCAGCCAATGGTGTCTATCACGGTGTTCCTAGATGGTATCGTGCAGGATATAGAATCAAGAAGCAGTGTGATAAGTGCGGTTTTAAATCACCGCACAAGGAAATTTTTAGGGTGTTTCACGTTGACGAAAATTTGGATAACTGTAGGCATTCTAATCTAAAGACAGTTTGTGCCAATTGTAGGACTGTTTTATCCAAGGAAGGTATACGCTGGAAGCAGGGTGATTTAGTCGCCGATTATTGATTTGACATTGTTGTATAAATCATCAATGCTAGAATCATTTGTAATTTCGTAATTAAAATCCTGTCCTAACCAAGCCCATTCACTTGCGTGTATGCCTAATTTTTTAAGTGTATCTTGGGCTTCTAGCATGCCCGAGTTAGCCTTTATAGCATCATTATACCAACTAGGTAATTCGCCACGCTTAACCCATATAATTTTACCACCAAGATTCTTAATTGCAGCAATTTCATTTGGAAATCTTACATCACTTACAACAACATTATCGTTGCTCTGTCGCAGTTTATTTTCTAAACTAGCGATCCAAATATCATCATGGAAAGTTCTACGGCAAACTTCAGTTCCCCAATACTGTAGCACCCATCGAGGAGTTAATGTAGGCATGGACAATCTTTCAGCCCACCAAGCATCTACCTGTTCGCGCCATTCGCGTGATTCTTTTGTTCTGCCCTCAAGCATTGTTCTATCCCATCCAAAAACAGCGGCAACAGAATCCTTGAGAGAATCTGCAAAACTTTCTCTTCTAAATTCATGAAAATTTACAAGATAATCAGCAACGGTATCTTTGCCACTACCGATAAATCCGCAAACACCTATAATCATATAACTCTCCTTTAAAGTTATATTATAGCGTCTTTCTAGTATATGTCAAGTGTTTAATAGAATGGTTTTGGTTGTCCTGGCTTACCAGTATTAAGTTTTCTTGCCAAAACGCTTGCTGTGTTGATTGATTTTGTTCTTTTTTGTCTGCGTGCCTGCGTTGGTGCAGTTCTAGCACGAGTTGTTTTCATTTTTTGTGCTTTGGCAACATTATATTGCTGCACACATTTTGAAGGGTGACTTACCTGTCTGCCTGCTCTTGGACCAGTAGTGCAACGAAATCTTAATTTGGTTTGCCCACCTCGCTGGTTGTGTTTGCCAACGCCCCACACCATCTTGGCTACTTCATTATAGATTTCTTCGTGTTCTTCCGTTATGAATTCTGATGCTTTCATTAACCAATTATCCAACTGTATCCAATGCCGCCTGCAACTTGAGTTCCTAATTCCATTGTTAAACGTTCAATGTCATTAAATCCTTCCTGCTTGATGCTGGCACCGTTTAATGCCGTGCCGCCTTGTGGTCCTGCTATACTAGCAAATTTTTCTCTTGCCTGTCCAAGCATTACCTTACAGTTTGCAAGTGTATAATCCTTAATCCATTGTCCTGAATAAACATCTTCAATTATTACAAAATCAGGCTTATTGTTATAGGCCCATAACAATACCTGTTCTGTTCCTCTTGGTCTTTGCATGATGATTAATTTCTTGCTTTGAGGATTCCACGTAAAGTTAATGAATGAACCAAACATTTTACCAACCAGTTCCTGATACTGAGCAAACAGTTCATACGTTGCTAGTCCGCCCATGTTGGTTGAACTTAATAGGTATGTGTTAGTATAGGCTAAATTAAATGGTTCAAATACCGTTCCGCCAGTTCCGTTACCAGTTCTTGATCCTACACTTCTTC